ATTGTTGTCTATGTGGTCTACGGCTGGAACGGAAGCATCAACCGCGATGTTGCGTTGGCGTGAACAAGGATTGCGACAGATCGACAAACACGAACCGTCAACACTTTATTTTGCGGAATGGTCACCGCCGCCAGACTTATCACCAATGAATCCACAGGCTTGGCCGTATGCAAATCCTGCATTGGGCACGACATTGGACATGAAAACGATTGCAGCGGAATCCGAAAATCCTGACCGCATATCATTCCTACGCGCTAGTTGTAACTTGTGGGTCGCATCAGATAAATCTTGGATTCAACCAGGAATTTGGACAGAACTGGAATATGCCGATCCGATACCTGCTGGCGGCGTAGTCGCCATTGAATCATCACTAACAGACGAACGATATTTTGGTGTCAGATCAGTTGTATTGCCTGACCGTCGCACAATTGTAACCGTCGCATTTGTTGCCGATACCTACGACCAAATGTTAAACGAAGTAAATCAAATTGCCAAAGATTCGACAGTCAAATTTGCTATATCGCCGTCGATCGACATTCATTGGCCAACCGCGTTAGAGCGCCGACGAATTGTTGTCGGATATGCAGAAATCTTAAAATTTACGCCGCGCATAAGGTCAATGATTCACGAAAAATTGTTGTGGCACACAGGCGAAACAATGCTGGCCGAACATGTCCAGCGTGCGGTCGCAGTACGGTCACAAAACAGCATTGCGTTATCGTCGCAACGATCACCAGGCCCAATCGAATTGGCGCGTTGTTTGGTTTGGTCAGCGGCGCTGGCATCACGACCAACCACAACAGGTAAACCGATGATTGTTGTTGCAGGTGGCTAGTATTTCGTCGGGCGGCCGTCGAGTGCCTTACTTTCTCGGTTGATGCTTGGCGGTCGCCTATACACAACGGTCAAATAGTTTGGTGGCATACTTAGCGCATGGGCATTTTTAATCGCACAGTTAGCAAAGCCGCAATTTCACCGCAACCACAAAAAGCGGCTGCTGCTGGTTCCGCTAGTTACTACACAAACAGCGTGAACAATGGTGGCGCGCAAATGATCGGCCAATATTATTCGTACATTGAGGGTCCTGCGCGCAATCGTGCGATGAGTGTGCCAACAATCAGTCGCGCACGCGATCTAATGGCAAGCGTTATCAGTTGCATGAACTTAAAGATGTATACCGAAATTTGGAATGGCAACGAAATGGAAAAAGTGCCATTAGCGCCGCGCACATGGTTACGCCGCATCGATCCAAGTGTGCCAAATTCGTTTCTACTTGCATGGCTATTTGACGATCTTTTTTTCTTCGGCAGGTCGTTCCTTTATGTGACCGCGAGGACGGCTGATAATTATCCAACGGCATTTACACGCATACCTGCTGCAATGGTGCAGACACTTGATCAGTCAGGACCAGTTTGGTTTGCACCATCAAAACAAATCATGTTTCAAGGCGCGGAATTAAATCCTGATGATGTAATCCAATTTTTGTCACCGATACAGGGCATTATTTATATGTCGGAACAGGCTGTCGCAACAGCGCTGAAACTTGAAAACGCACGCTACAGAAACGCGTCATCGGCCATTCCTGCTGGCGTACTTCGACAAACAGGCGGTGAACCTTTAAGCGCACAAGAACTAGCAGATTTGGCGGCATCATTTAACGCGGCACGCGAAACAAACCAAACAGCCGCACTAAACGAATTTGTGACCTACACAGAAACATTGACATCACCTGACAAAATGCTGTTAATTGACAGCGCCGAATTTCAGGCAATGGAAATGGCCAGGTTGTGCAACATTCCGCCATATTTGGCAGGCATCAGCGTCGGATCGTATTCGTACCAGTCATCAGCCGAATCGCGTATGGATTTGTGGACATTCGGTGTTCGCGCTTATGCCGATTGCATTGCGGGCACACTCAGCCAAAACAATGTGCTACCTAACGGCACATATGTCGAATTTGATGTTGAACAATATTTGAAAGGCGAATACTCAATGGACGAAATGCGCGAAACAACAGAAACAGAAAGTGTAGTATCAGAAACATGATCAAATTAGTCCCCTCACAGATCACGGTTGATGCGGCAGCGGCAGACGGATTGCCGCGCCGATCAATCAGCGGCGTTGCCGTTACTTACGACGAAACAGCCACAGTTTCAGATGGTACACGGGTACGATTTTTGCAAGGGTCGTTACCAGTCACGGGTCGCGACCCGAAACTTTTTGGACAGCACGACAGCAACCAAATCATTGGCAAATTAGTCGAACGCGTAGACACGCCACAAGGCATGATGTTTACGGCCAAAATCAGCGCCACACGATTGGGCGACGAATATTTGACGCTTGCAAATGACGGCGTAATAGATGCAGTTTCGGTCGGTGTCAATCCGATCAAATTTAGTTACGACGACGATGGCACCATGATCGTCGAATCGGCTGAATGGACAGAACTATCGCTGGTCAGTCAAGGCGCATTTAGTGGCGCATTAATTGAACGGGTCGCAGCCAGTAAACCAGCCGATGAGACTATCCACGAAACGCCAGTAGAACCTGCTATACAATCAAATCAAGACACAACAAAGGAAACAGACATGACCGAAAAAATTGAAGCACCAGTAGTCGAAGCAGCAGCAGCAACTGTTGACAAACTTTGGGCACAACCAAAACAAGAATTTAAAATGCCATCAGCAGGCGATTATCTTGCCGCGATGCACATTGGCGGCGACACATTCCGCAAAGTTAACGAAGCCTACAAAGCAGCATTAAGCAAGCAACAAACAGCGTTGCAAGCAGCCGCAGGCGACATTCTTACAACTGACACACCTGGTTTGTTGCCAGTTCCAGTTCTCGGACCACTATTTCAAGATTTGAATTTTGTGCGTCCAGTTGTTTCGGCATTAGGCGCACGCGCTATGCCAAACACACCAAGCAAAACATTTATTCGACCAACGATCACAACGCACACATCGGCAGCAACACAAACCGAAAATGCAGCCGCATCAGCAACAACAATGGTGATCGCATCAAACACAGTCACAAAAACAACTGTTGCAGGTCAAGTCACCATGACATATCAGGACATGGATTTCACCGATCCAGCAGCCATGAATTTGGTTTTGAATGACTTGGCTGGCGAATACCTGATTGCAACTGACAACATCGCAGCCGACAACATGGTCAGCGGTGGCACAGTTTCAGGTGTTACATGGACAGTCAACCAAACCGATCCGTCATCATTGATGACAGCGTTGTATGGTTGCGCGGTAAACATCGCAAGCATTTCAAACTATTTCCCGACACATTTGTTTGTGTCGCCAAATGTTTGGGAATTGCTTGGCCGCCAGTTGGACAATTCGAAGCGTCCACTGTTCCCTGCAATTAACGGCAACAATGTCATCAGCCAAAATTCAATCGGTACAGCAGGCGCAGACTTGTCGTACTCGTCACTGAATCCGCTTGGTTTGACTTTGATTGTTGACAACAACTTTGCATCAAACACAATGATTGTTGCATACGCGCCAGGTTATGAAGTTTACGAACAGCAAAAGGGCATCGTTTCGGTAGAAGTACCGTCGACACTCAGCCGCACATTTAGTTACTACGGCTATTTCGCAACATTCGTAGCAAAATCTGCGTTCCTGCAAAAACTAGCGCTGGCTTAGTCGTAGGCGGCAAAACCGCTTATGGCAACTTATAAAACAGCCACGAAACAATTACTAGACAACTATGCGTGCATATCGACGCTTGAACCGTCAGAAATCGCGTTAGGTGAATCGGTAGCGGTTTCAGGTTTAGCAGCACCATTCACTGGAACATTCACAGTTTTAGCGTTACCGCAATACCGATTCGAAGGCGTTGACGCTGAAACTGGCGAATTTTTATACAACACAAATGTTGCCGTACCAAACCAACTGTTGTACGCATGCACAGGCGCAGCAGTCGAATTTGTCGCAGATTATTCAGGTGTTGTCACATACACGCAGGTCTGCACATGGATCACCGCAACAGACATTGAAGATTGGATCGGCATTGGCACAGCAACGGCAGGCGACACAACATTTCTGACAATTTGTGCGGCCGCTGCAAATGCGTTTTGCTACCGTCGCAGGCAAGAGGTCGGATATTTTGACAGCCTGACATCGGTGCCAAGCCAAGATGTCAAACTAGCAACCATCATGTATGGCGGCGCGCTGTACCGCCAACGCGGATCAATAACAGACTTTGCATCATTCGATGGCATGTCGACAGGATCAACAAACGGTCTGTCGCCATTGGTTAAACAACTGTTAGGTGTCGACCGTCCACAGGTGGCCTGATGCCTGTTGCATTTACCGATCTGTTTAATGAGGCGCTAGACGATCTGACAGCCACGCTGACAGCAGTTAGCGGCCTACAGGTAGTGAATGACCCAAGATCGCTGGTTCCGCCATGTGTGTTCATTGACGCGCCATCGTTTGACGCTTGGAACTACAACATTGTCAAACTAATGTTTCCCGTCAAAATAATTACGCTAGGGCCAGCGAACCTAGATGCACAAAGATCGCTACTCAACATCATGTCGAAGGTACTGGCGGCCAATATTGCCGTTACCGATGGCAGGCCGACTAGTACGCTTATAGGCGGCGTTGAATATCCAAGTTACGAAGTGACCGCAAATGTTCAAGCACAAACGGCATAGGAAACAAACATGGCAAATTACATAGTTACATCGGCAAGACTTGCAGGTTTTAAACCTGGCGATGTTGTTACCAGCGCCGATCTAGATGGCGTAAACATTGACGCGCTAGTCGAAGGCGGTCATATATCCACACAGACAGTCAAAAAACCTGCTAAAACTAAAGACACAAACGAAAAGGAATAAAACATGGCTACCAGCGTTTATCTATCGAATCCAAATGTGACCATCAACAGCGTTGATTTGCGCGACCAATGCACCAGCGCAACATTGAACTATGTTTACGAACAACTAGAAACAACCGCGTTTGGCGACACGGCACGCAAATATGGTGCATCATCGGTGACATCGTTGCAAAACAACAGCGTTGAAATTGAACTGTACCAATCTTACGCAGGCAGCGAAACTGAGGCCACAATCTACGGTTTGGTTGGTATTCAAACAAACATTGTGCTTGCACCAGCAACAGGCGCAGCATCGGCAACAAATCCGATCTACACGCTGACAGGCGCTTACCTTGAATCGCACACACCGATCAACGCATCACTTGGCGAACTGTCGACAATCACGCTGACATTTACTGGCGGCGTATTGACTAAAGCGGTCGCATGATCGCGCGGCATTGGCCGCTGAAAACTAAAAAAACAAGCCAGTCTGATAAAGGCTGTACCGAGAAAGGCAAATAATGCAATTATCACTAGAAGTTCAATTCCTAGATGGAAGCGATCCAGTCACAATCGAAACAACATTGTTCACAACTGTTTTATGGGAACGCAAATACAAACGCAAAGCATCAGAACTTGGCAGCGCTATCGGGCAAGAAGATTTAGCGTATTTGGCTTATGAAGCATCAAAACTTTCAGGTGTCACGGTTCCAGCCATGTTTGATGACTATTTGAAATCGTTAAAGTCTTGTCTGCCTAAGGCGGTCAATGACCCAAAAGTAGACGCGGTTCATACCGCTACGGATTAGCGCAGATTCTTGTGGCAACTGGTTTTTGGCCTGCTGAAATATCGTTTGAAATCGACGATATGAACACGGTCATCGAATTAATCAACAAAGAACGCAAGGCCTGAAATGGCTGACAGCATTAGCGCAACCACAACAGTTGTCGGTATCAAAGATGCTTTGCGCGTATTGAACAGCATCGACAAACAAGCGCGCCGCGATCTGACAAAAGATTTCAAACAGATCACCGCACCAGTCACAAACGACATCAAAGCCAAATTGCCTAAATCCGCACCGCTATCAGGCATGGCGCGCAAATGGACAACAGCATCAGGTTTCCAAATGTTTCCGTACAGCGACAAACAAAACAAAGTTGCGTCAGGTGTATCAGGCAAAAAAGTTAGAGAATTTCGTGGCGCGTCAACAAACCTGGCAACATTCTTTGTTCGGTACACAGGCCCTAGTGCGGCGCTGTTAGACATGTCAGGAAAAGGCAAAGTGCCAACACGACAAGGCGGTCAAATGGTGCAAAGTTTAAGCGCCAAATATGGCACCGCATCACGGTTTGTTTGGCCAGCATGGGAACGAAACAAAAACCAAGTTGAAGGCGAAGTCGAAACATTGATTGATCGATTAATGGATCGCGTACAAAAGGAATTGAACTAATGGCTGTATCTATACCCATTGTCACCGAATTTGATGGCAAAGGCATATCGAAAGCGATGGCCGAATTTCAACAGTTGGAAGGCGCTGGCGCTAAATCTGCGTTCGCATTAAAAAAAGCGATGTTGCCTGCAATCGGTGTTTTGGGTGGTTTGGCAACAGGTTTAGGTTTGGCAACCAAATCGGCTGCTGAGGATCAAAAAGCACAAGAACTTTTAGCACAACAGTTGCGAACCAGCGCTGGCGCTACTGAGGAAGCAATCGCCGCCAATGAGGATTTTATTTCGGGCATGTCACGCGCGTTCGCGGTCGCTGATGACCAGTTGAGGCCAGCAATGTCGAATCTAGTCAGATCAACTGGATCGGTTGAGGCTGCACAAGATTTGATGAACACGGCGTTAGACATCAGCGCGGCAACAGGCAAAGACCTAGAAACAGTGACGCTGGCATTAGGCAAAGCATATAACGGGTCAACCGCTGCGTTAACAAAATTAGACCCATCGCTTAAAGGCGTGATTGATTCATCGTCAAGTATGCAAGAAATAACTGACGCGTTGGCGGTGTCATTTGGTGGTGCTGCGACAACAGCGGCGATGTCATTTGAAGGCCGCATGGCTGGCATGAAAATAGCGATGGACGAAACAAAAGAATCAATCGGAATGGCATTGTTGCCCGTGTTGCAAAAACTGTTGGAATTGTTAGAACCAATGGCGGAATGGGCACAAGAAAACACGACAACATTTTTGATTATCGCTGGCGTGATTGGCGGTTTTGCGGCCGCCATCGTGGTCGCCAATGTTGCCATTAAAGCCTGGACTATCGCCACACAGATCGCCACAGGCGCGCAGGCCGCGTTCAATTTTGTTATGTCAGCCAATCCGATTGCGCTAGTCATTTTGGGCATTGTTGCGTTTGTTGCGGCGCTGGTTGTGCTGTACAAAAAATTTGATGTCGTGCGCGAAACAGTTGACGCGGTGTTCAGTTTTATTAAAGATGGCGTGACCGCCAGTTTAGATTTTTTGAAAGATTACATTTCAGGCGTTCTAAACATTTACCGATCAATTTTTAACGCCATCGCCAAACTATGGAACAGCACCATCGGCAAATTGTCGTTCAAATTTCCTGATTGGGTACCAGGTTTTGGTGGCAAAGGTTTTGAAGTGCCAAAAATACCGATGTTGGCTGAAGGCGGAATAGTAACATCGCCAACACTTGCCATGATTGGCGAAAAAGGGCCCGAAGCGGTAGTGCCATTGGGTCGTGGTGGCGGTATGGGAAATGTGACAGTCAATGTGACTGGCGGTTTATCGACTAGCGCCGAAATCGGCCAAGCGGTAGTCAATGCCATTCGCGCATACAACAGGTCAGCAGGGCCAGCACAAATTCAGGTCGCATAATGGCAGGCACAGCGATTGTTGGCGCTGGTAATTACAGCCTGGAAATTGACACAGGATTTGTTCAAGACGCGTTCACACTTGATGACGCGGTGCAAGGCGTATTAGACAACACAACCTATGTTTTAGACGGCACAACCAATTTTGCTGATGTAACAACAGGCATCAATTCGATTAGCGTGAAACGCGGCAGACGCGATCAAGGCGACCAATTTAGCGCAGGGACAATGGTGCTGAATATGCTGGACACAACAGGAATTTTCAATCCGTTCGATTCGCTTAGTCCCTATTACGACCCGTCAACAGCGCAACCAGGTTTAGCACCAATGCGCAAAATTCGACTAGCACGCTATTCAACAACCAATGTCAAAGAATATTTGTTCAACGGCTACATCGTTAACTATGACTACAACTTTGAATTAGGCGGTTTGGATACTTGCACTGTCTATTGTGCGGACGATTTCTATTTGTTGGCCCAAACATACATGGACGAATTTAATGTGTCGGAAGAACTATCAAATGTCCGACTGTCAGCAGTCTTGGATTTGCCCGAAGTTGATTTCCCGATAGCACAACGCAACATTGATACAGGCACACAAACGCTTGGCGGCGCGGCTGCGTTTACAGTTCCAGCAGGCACAAATGTTCTTGAATATTGCACACGGATAAACACCGCTGAACAAGGCAGATTGTTTATGTCCCGTGACGGCGACCTAACATTTCAGCCACGAATCGGCAACACACTTAGCGCATCAGTCGCAGATTTCCACGACGACGGCACAAACTTTAAATTTGATTCTTTAGGCGTTTCATTTGAAGCGGATCAGGTCATCAATCGGGCAGCGGTCGCCATCGTTGGCGGAAACCAACAAATCGCAGATGACGCAGCCAGCCAAGCAAAATATTTCATACAAACAACCAGCATCACAGATTCGCTACTACACAACGACACAGCAGCGCTAGCGCTAGCCAACTACCTGCTATCACCTGAACCTGAGGCACGCTACACGGCCGTCGGAACCAACCTAAACAAATTGACCACAGCGCAGCGCGACACCATTGCCATAATTGATATAGGCAACACAATCACCATTGAAAAAACATTTACTAGCGGATCAGGCACAACACAACTAGCGCAGGAACTAAGTGTCGAAGGCATAGAACACACCATCACCGTCAACAATGGCCATTCGGTCATGTATTTTACGGCACCGACAACCATCGTTTATGAATTGATTTTGGACGATCTGACCTATGGCATCATAGATTCGACAAATGTTTTAGGATAATGTAAAGGACACTTATGGCAATACAAGACTTCACAGCAGGCCAAGTTTTAACGGCCGCACAAATGGATTCGCTACAAGCGAACGATTACAACTGGACAGTCAGCACTAAGACCGCAAGTTATGTTTTGGCGGCAGCCGATAAAGGCACACGCGTTGTTATGAACGCGGCAGGCGCAACAACGATCACGGTGAACACAAGCATTTTTGCAGCAGGTGACACGCTATTCATTCAAAATATTAATTCGGGCACATGTACGATCACCGCTGGCACATGCACAGTCAACACCGCTGGAAGTTTGGCGTTGGCTCAATGGCAGGGCGGCGTTTTGTATTTTACAAGCGCTAGTACAGCGATTTTTTTTTTAGCGGGTAGTGGCACAGGATACGGCACAGCAACAGGTGGTTCGTCGTCGAGCATTACGGTCGGCGGCATAAATTACACGCTTTTAACTTTTACAACCGATTCGACTTTGACAGTAACCAAAGCAGGTTTGTTTGATTATTACATTGTCGCTGGTGGTGGTGCTGGTGGTGTCGGTCAATCAAATGTGAGCGGTGCAGGTGGTGGTGCTGGCGGTGTTTTAACTGGTACAGCATATTTTAGTGCTAATCAAACTATTGATATTGGCGCAGGTGGTACAGGTAGCACAACGGCAGGCGCAGCAACAAACGGTTTAGCAAGCGTCATCGGTAGTACAACTGGTTCTTTGAGTGCAGTAGGTGGTGGGCGTGGCGGCGGTCATAATGCTGGAAGCACTTTCGCAGGCAACGGTGGGTCTGGTGGTGGTTCTAGTTATTCTGGTGCCGATGTCCAGCAACCAGGTGTAAGTGTTGCAAACACTATTCAAGGTTATGGCGGCGGAACAGGTACAAGCACTTTAAGCGTTGGTGCTGCTGGCGGTGGTGGTGCTACAGCCATTGGCGGTTCACAAACAGGTTCTTCAACTACTGGTGCTGTTGGTGGCGCTGGTGTAGATGTTTCAACATTTATTAGCGGCGCAGCACTTTATAAGGCTGGCGGTGGCGGTGGCGGTGGTGCTACTGGTGGTGCTGGCGGTAGTTCTGTTGGTGGTGCTGGCGGTAATTCAAGTAGTGCAGGTAACGCAGCAGCCGCAAATACTGGTGGCGGCGGCGGCGGTTGTGGATACGGTGCGTCAAACGCTGGCGGTGCTGGCGGTTCAGGCATAATTTACATAAGGTTTAAAGTATGACCGCACAATATTTTGCACAACTAGATGAAAACAATGTTGTGATTGATTTGCATTGTGTGACGGCCGAATTTATGGCTGCAAATCCTGAGCGTTATCCTGGTGTTTGGATTGAAACATTTGTTGACCAGCCAAATAAACAATATGCAGGTATTGGTTTTATTTACGATTACGACACACAAAATTTTGTTGCACCTGAACCAATAATTGCACCTGACATCGAGCGGTAATGTGCGCTACTGGTTACTCACGATCGCATTATGCGCTGGTTGCGCAACAAGCAAAACAAACACACAACAAGAAAAAGCACGCACACGAACCGTTATCTGTAATGTGCCTGATCGATGTGGCATAACACCATGAATCGACATAGATACACACCAAACGAATTGCACGCGCGCATGGTTGTAACTGTTGGCGTGTTATTGGCAATTGTGTTTAGTTTGATTGTTTTAGGCATGATTTGGGGCCTGTTGTTTGTGTCGCAACCATTGGAACAATCACCAAACGATGCAGCGTTTATAGATTTAATGTCAACTATTGTCGTGTTTCTAACTGGCACTTTGTCAGGCCTTGTTGCATCAAACGGCATTAAAAACAAACCAGTTGCATCAGATGACTAAACCGTATATTGTCACCGCGCAACCAGTCGTTAAATCGGCGTTGGCTGGCATGAACAAATGGGTCGAATTATGTTGTCGACATTCTGACGGATCATTATGGAACAACGGCACATTTGTTAATCGTGATGTGCGCGGCAAACCAGGTGTGATAAGCAATCATGCGCGCGGTCTTGCAGCAGATTTGTCTTACAGATGGCAGGCACAACAAAATCGCGGACGGCAAGACGGCCGCAAAATATCGCTGGCGTACATGAACAAACTGTTAGAAAACGCAGACACGCTAGGCATTCAACTTGTGATCGACTACGCGTTGACGCGCAGTTGGAAATGTGATCGTGGCACATGGCAGGCTGGTAAATTTGAAAATGGCGATTGGTGGCATGTGGAAATAGAACCGCGTTTAGCACATGACCCTGAGGCCGTAAAACAGGCATTTAGCGCGGTTTTTGGCCCATCACCGAAAGCGGCACCGCAATCTGTCTAGGCTGGTTGACCTACCGAGAAAGTAGGTCTAAATGACACTCATCACAAAAACAGCCATATCGCTATTCATTAGCGCAATGTCAATATTCATGTTGGCAAAACCGCCAGCGCCAACCGCACAAGAAAAGCAACCAGCGCCAATTACGGTTTGGCAGGGCCTAGAACAGCCTGCGCCATTACCTACTACAACCGTCAGAACTACGCCTATAACGCAACCTGACGCGTGTGGCGCGGTGTTTGACATGGCTAAACATGTCGGATTTCCTGAACATGAACTGGCCACAGTTGTCGCTATTGCCTACCGTGAATCACGATGCCAAACTGACGCGTTTAACGCAACTGACCCAAATGGCGGATCAAACGGTGTCATGCAAATCAATCAGTTTTGGTGCAAGCCATCGCGCTACTGGCCAAACGGATATTTGCAGGCATACGGCCTAATCAAAACATGTGACGATTTGTTCAATTTAGAACACAATTTGCGTTCAGCGTTGGCCATTTATCGATACAGCGAAGGCTGGCGCGCATGGTCACTTTAAAACACCTGTTTTTGGCATCTGTTCTAACCGCGTACACCTATTTGATAATGTCAGTCACCAACAAACGAAAGGCTAAAGATGACCGAGAACATCGACCCAAGAACTGACCCACAGTTCAAAGCACTAATGCAAGTAATGAACGAAATTATTGGCAACAAAGTCCCGTTAGTACAACCACACGAATTAGCGGCACGCAGCACACTAAGAAAATTGCAGTGGATTATTGACGATTCAAACGCATTAGACGATTCAGATTTGATCGACGCATGCAACCAGGCGCGCATTGAAATCAAATATTTGTGCAGCATCATTACCGATTTGCGCGAAGCATTGGCGGCGCGTGACACAGACATTCGAATTTTGCAGGATCGCAGCAATTATCAATCGGCAGAAATTCAGCGTTTAGAAAATCAGGTGTTTCGTGCCAATTAGCAAATATTTGATTGAACTGACTGATGACGAAATGGTCGCATGTCGATCATGTGCAAAATCGCGCGATGAAAGCGCCATCAAATATCAGCAGCGCACCGATTTGACGGCATCACCTGAAACACCGTTTAAAACTTTGGTTGGTGTGATGTCTGAATTGGCTGTGCATAAATATTTTGGTGTGCCGTACACATACCCATTTGAGTATCAGAAAGATCGGCCTGATTTGTCTAACGGCATTGAAGTAAAGGGCACGCTGTACCGCGCAGGTCATTTAATTTTGAACGCGCACAACAATCAAACAGCGCCATTTGTGTCAACTGTCTGCAACATCGGTGAACAAACGGTTTTGTTAAATGGTTGGCGTGACGCTGTTGATTGCCGTTTAGATAAATATTGGCGTTCACCTAACGATGGCAAGATTCCTGCATGTAAACGCGAATCTTGGTGGATTCCACAATCTGATTTGCATGACATGAAATCGTTGCGTGAACGGCTGGTGTTGGCATGACACAGAATTTCATGGATAACTATGTCGATGTTGCGACAAGGTTAAAAATAGCGTTTGAACGCTGGCCTGAAATGCGCATACAGGAAACAGCGCGCGAAGTAATTGAAATGCCTGACAAATCCTGTTTCATCAGATGCACAGTAACGATTTGGCGTAATCCTGATGACCCGATTCCAGTTATTGCGTCAGCGTGCGAAATATATCCAGGCCGCACACCATACACAAAGTTCAGTGAATCAGAAGTCGGATACACGAGCGCCGTTGGGCGTGCTTTGGCTTATGCAGGCATCGGGGCAAATAAATCTTTGGCATCGCGTGATGAAGTTATGGCCGCACAGTCACGCCAACCATTGGCGCCAGTTGTGCAGTTGCATGATGTCGAAGTGCCGTTCCCTGAGGAAAAACCGCGCGAATATCCAACACCTAAGCAAATGGGCATGATGCGTGCGCTGGCTAACGGGCAAGGTTTAAAAGGTGACGATTTGAAAACATTTTGTTCTGCTACTTTGGGTCGCGAAATAAACACGACAAGCGATTTAACTAAACAGGACATTTCGAAGGTGATTGATGCGTTGAAAGCGAGTGAACCGCGATGACCGATGTTGAAATGTTAGAAGCGTTGTTGCGTTGCCAGCAGATGCGTCAAGCGTTTGTGAAGCCATGCGATGATGAAACCGAAACAGATAAATATTTGCGTTGGGCGATCGAAGCAACAGCAAAACGCGTTTGGTGGGCGAATCGCGAAAAACACTGATTACAGATAACTAGTACGGGCACAATAGACCTAAGCGTTTTGCAGCGCGGTTGGTGTAACACTCGGCAACGAGGGTAGACGATCCATGTGGTGACACATGATCGGGCAACAATTAAAATGTAGTGGGTACTCGGTGAGGCAACGAGTGGGCGGGCATTTCGCATTAGGCTTACATCACAGCAACAAAAATTGACATACCGAAAACAAACCACAAACATAAAGTTGACAACATGGCCAGCGTAAACAAACCGAGAGCAAGCGCGATAGCGCGCGCTAGCGCATTATGAGTCTTGCGCACAAAGACGGGCGGTACCTAAAAAATAGGCAGGTGGTACTTCGAGGCAATCCACTATGCCACTGGTGCGGCACACAACCAGCCACACAAGCAGATCACCTAATCGAAGTAGACAGAGGCGGCGGACACGAACTAGAAAACCTGGTGCCATCATGCGCCAAATGCAACAACACTCGCGCACATTTATATTC